AGTTAGAATACGAATGTTACCTACTGATCCATACTCAGATGGAAGAGCAGAAGCATTAGTAGGGTAATTCCATTGTGATAGAAAGCCCAATGATCCAACTGTTGTCAAGCTATCAAAGTCGCTTTGTAGCTCTGTAGAAGACAGCATAAAGTATGCACTTCTCACAGGGCCTGTACCAAAGCGATCCATACCTTCAATACCGCTCATAAACTTATAAGCGTTATTTGTATCAAGAGTCGTAGCAACTAGGCTAAAATCGGATACGCCCAAGTTTGTTGGGTTATAACCGTTTGAGCCGCCACCTGCGTTGATTTGGCTAGCTGCAGAAACAATATAATCGCGTAGGATTAAATCCTCAGCTTGTCTCATAGCAACCGCTAAACGCTCTGATACCCATGCTAAAACGCCTTCTTGGTCTTGCAAAATAACTTGTTCATTTCACTGTTGTTACTCCACAATGTAATGTGGGGCATGGTCATTTCTGCCATGCTCACGAGTTTTATATATAGCTCGTGGTCGGACTATCGCATACTTTTTCCATCTGAAAAAAGTCCCTTGAATTTAGTCTCTCAGGCTGCAAATAAATCGTCGATATGACATAATTAACGAACGCAGTAACATTAAAAATGGAGGTTTTATGTCTGCACGTAGCAATTACATCAGAAAAGAGTATCCTGAAACCACCGCAGCCTATATGGCTGGGATTCTTGACGGAGAAGGTTGTCTTAGTATTGGGAATTTTAGTGGCAATAGAAAGAATGGAGATAGGCATTTCCAAACAAATATTGCAATTTCTTCTACAGACAAAGTTCTTATTGATTGGATTGTAGAAACCTTTGGCGGATACCAAGGTACTTACACACCCAAACAAATGTCCAGAAATGGTAGAAAACAGGTTTATCGTTGGCAATGCAGTAGTGATAGGCTTCTTCATATCTGTGAAATCTGCCTTCCTTATCTTATTATTAAGAAAAGACAAGCTGAAATACTTATTGAAATGAGGAAAACGTTCAATGATTCTCATAATGTTAAAGGAAAACAACGAGTTCAAAATCTCACTCCAGAGATTCTTGCCCTTCGTCAATCTTATTTCGATGAGATTAAATCTTTGCATAACCGAACTTACTCTTATAAAAACGATAAATAGCTTGCCCCTTGTCTTCCTGGTGGCTTAGGCTGCCAGGAGTTCCAAGTCAATTATCGAGGGTTTACCCATCACAAAATCTATGATGCATCCAGTACCAAAAAACGCCATTTGTGCGTCTATGATATCCCTTTGAGGCACTTGAGCTGGTGGGTCAATACCCGCGTTACCCAATTGTACTGTAGGTGGTGTCAACGCTCTAGGTCTCATAAACCTACATGTTGTACCGCCATTTGCCGGCATGCTGACTTTATCACAGATAGTGATGTAATTCCATTCTGTTACTTTTTTGACCTATTTCTAGGCGGGAAAACCTCTTCGGATTCTCCTCTCGGATTTTATTTATAGTCCGAGTTCTGACTGTCGCATCTCCTTTCGGAGTCTCCTCGCTCAGTCGATTACGGTGCTTACGCTTCCGCAGTGTTGACTATTTATACTTATGTAAGTATAATATAGCTTTTCACCTCAATCAGAGGAGATTTAACGACGACCAAATAGTTTTTTAAATCGTCGGAGTAGGGACGTATAGCATCGCAGGCGCAAGCGACTGCAAAATCATAGGTCCTAAACTTCCTGTAGTAGTAATCGACATTTGTTAATCCTTTTGTCTTATTACTGATTGACGTGTGATCCGTGGACGAGCGTAACTTACATCCTTTTTCAGACACGTCTGATTGTGGTTTGCGATGCCACTAACGCGAATGCACATAACGTAGTGCTTACGTAATTTGAATTTTAACTTTATTGGAATTTTATGCAACAAAAAATAAGACATGGAATGAGCAGAACTATTGAGTATGCTTGTTGGCGTGCTTTAAAAAACAGATGTCTGAATCCTAAGAATGCTCAATATAAAGACTACGGAGCAAGAGGTATAACCGTTTGTCTTAGATGGATGGACTTTGTAAACTTCTTTGAAGACATGGGAAAAAGACCTCCCAATAGCGAAATTGATCGTATTGATAATGATAAAGGATATTGCAAAGAAAACTGTCATTGGACAACCAAAAAACAGAACGCTAGGAATAGAAGGTCTACAAAGAAGCATAAAACAGGTATGGGTGATTTGATTCAGCAAGAGCTAATCGATCAAATAGGATGGTCTAAAGATCAGTTTAGATGGTTCTTTAATCGTTATGGAATGCAATGGATCTTAGACAACTTCAAAAATGCTACTTTACCAGAAAAATTAAATCTTCCTGTGGATCGAAATGATGCTATAGGAAAGAAATTTGGAAGTTGGTTAGTTTTAGAATTTATCTCTTATAAACGCGGAGAAGGAAACCGTTATCTTTGTAGATGTGACTGTGGTCATGAGAAAGAAGTTGTTGGTTATTATTTACGATCAGGAAAGAGCACAAAATGTAGATCTTGTGCAGCACATAAAAACAACTTTGGAAAACATGAAAGGTTAACTCATACAAGAAGGATATAGAGTCCTTCTTGTAAAGCGGATTTACATCTCCTAGACTGAGACTTTTTATCCTAACTACATTTCCATTTACTTAATGCTAATGCTTTTCTTGTTGGTCTGCCTTTCTCATCTTTCATTGGACCTTCAACCCCCGACATACGAGCACAAAAAGATTTTCTTCTTTTAGCATCTTTGGAATCTGGTTCTACTTTTCCTGTAACTGGTGGCTTTAAATTTGCCCCTTCAGTTTTTTTAAAATGCTCTCTTCCTGCTTTATTAAGACCGCCAGAAGGAGATTGGTATTTTTTTAAAACCATACATTTAGCCTAGCCTTAATCTAGATTTAAGCTCTTGCATCTTGTCATAAGCATTCTTCTGCCCAGATTTACTATAGTCGCCATTCATTCCGTAAGGAGCTGATGCTACGCCTGTGGGTTGGTAATAAGGGCTTTTTCTGTTTGAATCAATTTTCTCTTGAATACTGGGGGTTCTTTCTGCGGGTTTATGAAGCCCTAAAGCTTTGATATTTTTGTAGACCAGCTTTTGTCTTTCAAAACCCTCTGGCATTTGCAAAATAGTTTCCGCTAGTTCTGGATCATGTTGAGCAAATTTCTCTGCATTCTGCATTACATCATAAAAATCAGGATTGCTTTTGATCCAGTTATCCTTCCTTTCACTGTTCATCAAAGCTCTAGCTCTTTCCTCAGCTTTTCGTTCTATCTTTTCTTCCATTTTCTGTTCAAATTGAGAGAAAGTCCTAGCTAGTTTTTTTTTGTCTACATACGGTTCATCATCATCTTCATCATCTACATGTGTTTGTCTTCTTGATTGAGCCTCTAAAGCCTTCTTTTCGGCCTCTTCTCTAGCTGCTCTCTCTTGCATTAACGCTCTTTCGTAGCGCTCTTCAAGCTTTCTAAAATTCAGCTCTTTATCATTTGGTTTTTGTTCTTGAACTTGATTGTCAGGTGCTGTCATTTTAACCCTTTACTCGTTACGCTGAGTTGCGATAAGGTTCAACAACATTAAAATTGAAGGTTTATAAATATGCAAGAAGGAATAAAACTATTTAAGACCAGTAAACACGAAGCTCATGATCGCTATTTGCATTTACTGAAAGATCAATCTGAATATGTACAAAAAGGGGCCGATGAATGCTTAAAGAAAAACTCTCTGTCATTAGCTTATCAAGCTAAATCTTCTTATATTTATATCTTTGGACATGCCAGAACGCATGATGATGGCTTTACAAAGCGTTTGATATGGCAGCCCAGGCTTTCTAAGCCCACTCCTGAACCTAATTCGTACTTGTTTAGAGCTGAGTCTAATACTGATGTTATGGAAGTCTGTTGGGTACTACCACCAAGCGAGTTTTGGGGACAGTTTAAAGAAGGTAATGTTGTTGATAGCGATATAGTTGAATGGAGTATACACATGTATAAAACTAGACGAGAAGATTTAGCTAAACCCTTTCCTGAAGACCTTTCAGACCCTAGAGCAAAAGAAATATTACTTTCTATTGCCCGCGAAATGGAAGAGTCTAAGCGAGCTTCTTCGGCGGTTTTGACAGCTTCTTCTTGGGCATAGATTTTTGACCCATCACATCTCGAGATTTGCCTAAAGGATTGCGTTCACCTGTGCCATAAAAACTACCCATACCTATTTTACTATTGCTAGTATGTGCTGTCTTCAATCCCTTAGGCTGTTTCATCAACTACCATTTGTTTTGGTCTACCGCATGGCAAACAATCCACACGTTGTTTTGGGTTGCCTTGATGTCCTACGGGCTGAGTTTTGCCAATTCCTCTTTTCGTTCCTGCATCTATGTAGCAAGACGATCTGTTGTCATATTTTGGCTGCACAAAGCTCCAAGGATCTTTGCTCTTTTTGCCTTCCATTTCTGGTTTCATATTATCCTTTTTTAGGCGTATTGTGAGACGCCAGGCTCTCTTAGTTTCTGTATAAAGCTTTTTGAGGATGTGCTTGTACTTTTTTCTTGCCCATTTCTTGCTGTGCTTTGATCTTATCCGATGTATCTTCATAATCAGCTTCGTGACCAGCACCTTCTGCAGAGCTATAACCTTTCATCTTTACGCCTTGAGGGAAAACTGTTCCGTCTTTACCCTTACCGATCCATGAACTATGATCTTTGATCATTTGTACCATTTTACACCGCCATTTGTTGTTTTTGAGGCATTCCGCCTTGTTGACCCATAATACTATTCATAAATTCATTTGACAATGCCGTTCTTTTTGCGTCGACTTTTTCTTCATCTTCTTCCATCGATTGCTGATTGCTATAGTTGTCAATTTCTGCCATTTTCAACGCTGTCTCTATTTCGCCAAACTTAGTTATTACATCTACTAACTTTTCCAAGCTTTCCATCTTAGCTTTGGTTGCCATAGCTCTGTTTTGCGTAATCTCACTTAGTCTCTCTTCAAAAAGCCCGATATTTGCTTCACTTCTTCCGTGTCTCTCTCTTGCCAAGGCAATATTAGATACAGCTTTAGAGTAAAGCTCTTTAAGTTTTGCCTCTTCAAATGTCATCTTAATATTCATTTCTTGTTGCTGCATTTGTTGAGCTTGTTGCTCTTGCTGCTTCAAGAACTCAATGATTTGTCCTTTGCCTGTGATATTAAGTTTAGGTATAATCATAGATGGCGGGAATACCTCTCGCTGAAACTCTTTATTCATCTCCATCATCTGCTGAGCTTGTAGATTCTCTTGTGTAGGCGTTAAATCGCTTTCGCCGACTACAACCTTGTATTTAGCAAAGATCTGCGAGTAGAAAAGCTCTGTAGGCTCCTCGCCAATATATAAAGCTACCTTCTCTGCATTCCAATTGTTTAAGCTAACTTGTAAATACAAATCGCCTAGTAGTTTAAGAGAATAATCCCATTGGTCAAAATATTTCTGAAACACCATCAGATTAGCGGCTTGCTTAATCATGGCGGTCAATGCACTAATCTGCTTATCGTTTTGTCCTGACCAATTTTCTAAGTCTATTCCTGATGTCTTATAGATAAGATCTGCCATCTGTTGAGCAAGAGCAAGATCACTTTCCGGAACAGCTGAAGGAATAATCTTCTCAACATCGGACATTTCATAGCCCTCGTTGATAATTACATCCCAACCCTGTCCAGCTTTCTTCAGATTGTCCTCGTTAGCTACCGCACCAGATTTACGTTTCCAACCTGCGTTGATAGTTGCTGCAGCTATATCATTGTTTTGAATGACTTTGTAATTAAAAAGAAACTGAGGATCTCTCATAGTTCGTATTAATGATCTAACTCTCAGATCATAGTAGTTAACATGAGGATCATAGTTCCAAAACACCGGCACAAACGGGCAATTATCAAATCCTAGTGGATTATCGCCCTGAAACATTAACTGATCATTAAGCACTACAGCTAGTTTCCAAGTTGGGACTTCTACTGTGACTTCTTCTAGATCAGGAATATTTTGTAATAGCACATCTACTTGCGCTTCCTTTCCATAGTCATAAAACTGGTTTCTAGATTTGCTGTAGAGTCTTTTCTTCTTTCGTTTCCATCTATACCAAACGTAGCTAAGAACCATCAGGTCATTACGAGCCATGTTGTAGTTTTCGGGCAAAAAGTAGAAAGATCCATATCGTTGTGGAGAGCCAGACATAGGGATAATTTGATTTTTCTTGTCGGGGAATCTATCTTCGGCTTCTTGTTTGCTTATATATTCTTGCGTCCAAACAAATTGGCAATCGCTCATATCGGGATTTCGGAAGTACGGATCTACTAAGAAGCTATTGTATTCCCAAACCTTTAATTTCATCGTGCCTTGCGCTTGGTCTTCGCTCGAATAATCAAGATATGGCTGTGTTAAAACCATTCCTGATACAGCTGCAAGCTCGCATGCTTTGGAATATTGCTCATGTAATCCGTTTGTATTGCATACATGAGTAATAAGCTTTGTGTACTGATCTGTAGTTTGCGGGTCTGCTCCCTCTGTTGCTGTGTAAGAAATGGCTTTTCGATGCTGTCTCTGATAACCAGTAACCATATTGATTGGTTGCTGTACTAAGTTAAAGTAATATTGCTGATAGCTTGTTTGCGGCGCAAAGTTAAAATGCCTGTTTACAAACGACTGAGCGCCCGCATAAAACATCGTATCAATGTTAGACTGGTTCCAACGACTTTGCTCGATGGGCTGAAACTTGGAATACAAGTTGTCCATCCATTGTCTTACATTGCCCTGATTAGGCTCTAAATTGTTGTTCCAAGGTGGATAGTAAAAAGAAATAGGAGCCTCCAGCTTTCAAGAGCCGAATGTAACCTAAATTTTTAATTATTGCAATTCTTCAAAACTTTAAAAGTTTCTCTGTTGAAATCTTCCCGCTAAATATTCTTTTGCGTTGTGAGAATACGGATTGTAAACTGATACTTTATGACTCGCACAGCAATAGCGTATCGCATCGAGTGAATGATCGTTTTTCTTTAAAGGTGCGTCTAATCCTTTATCTGCAGCTCTTGGATCCCATACATAGCTTTCTATTTCTCTGATGACATTTTTACATTCGCTGCACACTACAATATTTCCCTTCTTCATTTCGGCTGTCATTAACTGTATGCCATCTGCTACATTATTGTTAGCATGTACTACGTGCATTCCTCTTCGTTTTAACTCAAGCTGAAAAGAATCTGCTGAAGGGTCAATATAAATGTTTTTAACAGAGTAAGGTTCTAAAAATTGCTGCACATCATCTGCAAATTCTGAATTTACCTTTTGCCTTCCCATCTTGTGTGGATCCCAGTAATATTCCTTCTCAACCCACATCTTTTTCCCAGTCTGTGTATATTGCCCAGTGCTTACACCGATCAACACACAAGCAAATGCATTGACTGAACCATAATCAATACCTGCTATCCAGTAGTCAGCTGCTGCAGGCGGTCTTTCAACTACATGAATCTTATGATCAAAGAAGTCAAAGATTGCTCCTTCTGCCAAGCACCATAGTCCAAGGTAGTTCCTCTTATAGAACAATCCACTTAGTGAGTTAGCAATACGCTTTTTATAGTCTTCAGATACAAAGGGATTGTCATCTAGTGTAAAATGCAAAGCGTAGTAGTTCGGATCACCAGCCTCTGCCATGTCGATCCATTTCTTTACTTTATGTCCTGGATAAGAGGGGTTCATGGAAGCAAATCCCATGCTATGTGGATTGCTTAGTCGCGTGTCGATCATGTCAATAATAGATTCGGGATAAAGAGTTATCTCATCGCATAAAACTAGAGAAAATGTCTTACCCTGAAACTGACCTATAGCTCCCTCGTCTTTTGCACCCAGCGTTTGAATAGTCTTATCCATGAATTTCAGCTGACGTTTGCCCGAATACCAAGTACAGAACTGACGAAAGATTGCAAAGCGATCATTTTCCAGAATAAGTCGCACTACGTTTTGATAAACAGTATCAGATGTATGACCGACCATGAAAATTTGGCTATCTGGACATTCATAGCAAGCCTGCATGAAACGAAACAAAGTTCCTTCTGTCTTCCCTGTTCTAACGCTTCCATGCGCTAAATTCCATTTTGCTGTCGAATGCATGATGAATTCTAATTGCTTGGGAGATAAAGGCTCTGGCATGATAGCAAAATACTAAAGTGAGGGATATTTTACCATGCGCAATCGTGCTAAATGTAAGTTGTGTGGATCAGTAATAGAGAGCTTTCACTCTACCGACTTTGTAGAATGTAAATGCGGTGAAATAGCTGTAGACGCTGGTGAAGCTTTACGTTGCGCTGCAAAAGATTGGGCTAACTTTATTCGCGTAGACGATTCTGGAAAAGAGATACCAATTATAGCTAAAGAAGAAAACTGCAATGTAAAGCCGCTTGACAATGACAAGCCAATCACTAAAGAAGAACTTGTTTCTATGCTTTCAGAAATGGCTAAATCTTACGAAAATCTGCCTCAACATGCAATGATGCAGCCAGTTACTAATTATGATTTGGCTTCTTCGCTATTGCTTGTCTCCGAAGTATTTAAGTCTTTTCTGCGTTGAATTTGTGCGCTAGTAATTGCTTGCATGAGTTGAGACATGTTGTCAACTGCTTTTTCAGTCGCCGCTAACTGTTCTGGGGAATCGCTTTGTTTTAATCTATTTTTTCCTAACCAAATTAAAAGAGTATTATCTCCTTTATCAGTTAAACCAAGTGCTTTTGCATATAGATGAGCTCTTAATATCTCATCGCCCTTTTCTTTTTTTTGTTGTGAATAGTGTGCAAATAATATACCTTTATCAGTTAAACAACGATCATATAAAGTTTGTGCACTAATACCTATATAAGCGGCTATTCCAGTGCCCATGCAACCAGCCATTAAAAGATCATCAACTTTTTTCCAATCAATTTCAGTTGGAGTTCTACCACGTGTCTCTATTTTTTCTTGTATAGTTTTATCCGTCATTCATATGTCCCATTTTCTAATCGTTGAAGAATTTCTTTTTTATAGTAGACAAAAGGAACTTTATACTTATGTTTGAATCTGTTTAACCAAGTATTTGGAATTTCTTTGAACTTTTGTGCTATTTCTTTTCCTTTCATTCCATAAGCAATAAGTTCATTTATTTTTCTAAGTTCTGGAGTTAATTCGGGGAACATTCTTTCTTTGTGTTTCCATGTCACCATACTTTACTTTATAAATGAGTGATGGCACTTAGGGCAAATGATTTCTTCTTTTTGTGAAGATTCTTCGGTGTTTTCTTCCGTCTCTGCTACTTGCTCAACATCTTCTGAAATAGACACTATCGATAGCTGCTCTTCTGTAAAGCCAAGCTCTATCAGTTCTCCTACTTCGTACAAGCTGCTCAACATATCGTAGTCAAATTCACCCTGATGGATGTTGTCTTGTACTACTCTACGCTTTTGCGTCTCTTCAGTGATTTGTTCGATGATGCATGGTACAGTTTTCCATCCAAGTTTCTTCGCTGCTCTGTAACGCTGATTACCCGCATAAACAATAAGCTGATCGCCAATCCTGTTAACCAGGCATGGACGGTCATTAAAAAAGTCTGGATCTTGCTCTATAGATCGGCAAAGCTTCTCAAATTGCATCTTGTCAATCTTACGCGGATTCTTTTCTAAAAGCTTAAGCTGCTTTAATGATATGTGTTCTATTTGTGGCATGTAAAGCGGCTTTACTCGTGAGCTTTTTTGGCTCTCATTTTTAGATCTTTAGCAGCACTTTTTGCTTCTTTTTCTTCAATCTTATGATGAGTCAAAGATTTTTTAGCTCCTGCTTTCTTATCCATCTTTTCTTCTTTCTTATAAGATTTAACGTCTTTTTCTAAAGCTTTGGCAGCTTTAATCATAATTTTTTTGTGCATATTTTCCTGGTTGTAAAGCAGCTTTACTTTTTCTTTGGTTTCTTTGCGATTAGCATCTTTTTAAGTTTTACGTCATCTTTGAGTTGTTCTTTAAACTCATGCGTATCTTCTTTAAGATGTTTAAGCACTTTTTTCTTTTCGCCGTTTTTCATAATCTAACCTTTGATATATCATCGCTGTAAGTGGATCGTAGAGCCTTTTTTGCTCTTTTGAAATCATGTGTTTAAAGTAATGATTTTTAGTGTATTTATCAAGTCTTTCTTTTTTTTGTGATTTTATGAGAAAAAGCTAGTGTGGATAATGGGATATATGCTATATTAATCCACATAAGACAACGGAAACTTAGTAACGGAGTCGGACACCCCGACTTGTACAGTGTAACGGTAGTACGAACTTACAATGACTAAAAACTTAAACTTAA